CTTTTAATTACTTATTACTTACTAAAAATCGGATATGGTAAATATATATTATTAAAAAAGTAATAATTATGAAAAATTCTAATATTTTTTTATTAAATTCTAATAAAAATATTTTTTTATTAAAATGAATTTTTTTTTTTACAAAAATTTTATAAATTATCACTTTTTAATGAAATATTGATTAGTATATCCGATTTTATCAAAGTAATCATAGGTAGAAAGTATAATTTCGGCCTTAATTTATAATTTATGGTATCCAGCACTCATTATCAGTTAATATATAATTAGGATATGTTTTGCTAATAGTTACCCATCTAGATTTAGAATTTAATATTTTGTCACTTATTTTTTTTCCAAAGCCGCAATAATGTTTTAATGCATACTCCATTGAATACCTGTTCCCTGACTGTGGAAATATTGTGATTGTATGGCTTTCTATCCAAATTAATTTAGTAGCTTTGCCGTCATTAGTTACATGAGTAGTGATTAAACAATAAATTTTATAAGATCTTCCTAATTCTAAAATTTGATTCATTATTTTAGTAACTGCTTGTTTAACCTTTTCATTTGCTATACTATTACAGTCATCAAATACTATTAACATGTTTCCCTCTTTTAAATCCTGTATCATGTCGATAGGATGTGTTAGAAGGGATTCATCAATAATAAATCTCGATACACCCAATCTATCTAATACTGGATCTTCTGGTTTAGCGCTAAAAATAATAATTTTATTTTTTGGAAATAATTTTTGATATTTTTCGATATAGTTAGCACAATATGTCGATTTACCAGATCCTGACGGACCAGAAATAAAACATGTTTGACGCTCATTAACAATATCTGGTATCTGTTCAAACTTTCCGTATTTCAATACCATGTCTCTATTATTTCCTTTGTTAGATTTGCTTTGATTATCTGTGTCTATATACAAGAAATTTCCATCGAGTTTTCCGCCTTTAATTTTAGCAATAGGAGTGCCAATTTTAAGATTTAACATAATACTATATAGTAAAGCATTAATTTTTTTCTCACCAAAATAAAAGTTGAATCAATGCCTAAAGATGTTCATTTATATTATGATAGTGGTAAGAAAAACTTTTGTGATTCTAATATGCCAAAATTCACAGATCCTAAACATGAGTTATTATTCACAAAAGATAATTCAAAATTTAATTGCGGATTCTGTGACAAAAAAGTAGCAATAACGCATAAGAATAAACATTTAAAATCTGCTAGATGTGTTATGTTTCAGAATGCTATTAATGCCATCAAACAAAGCTTACACGAACATAACAAAGCAGAAACATTTAATGATATAATGAGAGATCCTTATTTATCACCAGACGGGCAAATAGTTTATTTGACAATACATCAATATAATTATTATAAAAAACTGGAAAGCGGCAAATATAATTATGTGCCTCTTAAAAAATAGGATAAGATAATAATTTTATTTATTATAATATATGAAGAAATACAGAAATGCGATAAATGATTATCGTCAAATGTCATTAAGTAACTACGATATTTTAAATTTATTAGAAGGAAAAACAAAAATAATATCTTATCCTGAATTAACTAAATACAAGAATATTTTTGATGCGCTAAAACCTTATGGCTCCTTTGTATTATTATATTTGACTAAACCTAATTATGGCCATTGGACATGTGTAATCTCACACTTAGACAGGCTCGAAGTCTTTGATAGTTACGGGGATGTTGAGCCTGATGAACAACTAGATTATGTGCCTATGAGCATTAAGAAGAGAACTAAGCAAGATTTTCCTTATTTAACAAAATTACTTTATGAATCAGGTATGCCAGTTGAATATAATAATTTTAAATTTCAAAAATATGGTAACGGAACGGCTACATGTGGTCGTCATGTTGCCACAAGATTATTGTTTAAAAATTTGTACATTGATGATTATGTAGCCTTAATGAAAGCACTTTCTAAAAAAACAAAATTAAATTATGATGAGTTAGTAACTTTATTAACTATGTATATTAACAAATAATTATAATATCACATATAGTATATTTGATGTCATATCTGGGTAGATCGTATGTTAACCAAGAAAATACATTTCAAAATAATTTAGAATTGTTGAAAAAAAATGAAGATGATATTATTTATTATAATGTTACTATTAATAATAATACATCGAAACCAATAGCAGCGGAATATAATGAATCAAGAACAAGAGCAATAATAGCAACACCATCAGATTATTATATGAGTGTTGTGAGATTTTCTTTTAATGCTTCTTTATTACCAATTTTAATATGCCCTGCTATAAGTCCAGGTGGTTTTTTTAATCAAAATGTAAATACTACACCATATAGTGTAACTTTATCTTATGTTGATATAACTGATTCATCTTTAACCGTTACGGTAAACTTAGCTTATATTCCTGAAAATGATTTATATTATGATAATGGAACATCAGTAACAGCACCAACGGCAGCAGTTAGTCCAGCCGTTCCATCTGCTGATAATATTCAAGATAATTCTACATCATATTATTACATTTATTATTATTCAACTATTGTTAAAATGGTAAATGTTGCATTACAATCAGCCTTTGAGCAAATAGTTTTACATTTTCCAACTTTAGAACCCAATGTATCAGCTCCCTATATAATTTTTGATAGACCAAGTGGGAAATTTTCATTAATAGTGCAAAATGTAGCAAATCCAGATAATACGGCCGTTAATGTTTACACAACACCAAGATTTCCAGGTGGAACTGGTTTATCAGGTAATTTATCTAATGTTCCAGTAACGGAATCAGATAGTCAAGGTAATCAATATTATTATGATTCTAGTTTGACAAAACAACCAAGATTAGCATTACTAACTCAAAAAATACAAATATTTATGAATGACTCGTTATATGAATTATTTGATAGCATAGACTCATTTAAATTTAATGTACCGTCTTCGTCAAGTCTTACTATTGGTAATCAACAGCATAATTTATTAGTTATTGATGATCTTAAAAATAATTATTATTATCCTCCACAAAATACATCACAAAACCCAGCTACTCAGGTATTAACTGCACTATCAAATACCACTCCTCCAGGAACAACAACAGCACAACCAGTATTTTTTCAAATTGAACAACAATATAGTTCAATATCAAATTGGAATTCATTAACAAGTGTTTTGATAACTACTTCTACATTACCAATTATTATGGAAGGAATAACAGGTCGCGTAAATTCAGGTGATCAGTCATTACCGATTATTACTGATTTTATACCTTATAATATTAATCCTGGTGATAATAGAACACAAATATTATATAATCCAACGGGTCCGTATAGAATGATAAATATGATATCAAATCAGCCACTTAATAGGATTAATATTAAATTATTTTGGCAAGATAAAAACGGACAATTATATCCTTTTATGATTCCTCCTTCAGCATATGGTAAGACTGGATTTTCAAATACTATGAAATTATTATTTATAAGAAAAGAATTAATGAAATACACATTATTACAAAATTAATTTTGTTTTGTTATAACAATATTAATTTTATTTTATTTCTAAGCATATAATATATTAATGTCATTCTCATTACAAAAATTAGATACAGTTCTAATAAGGGATCCAAGAACTATTGTGTCTCCTAAAGAGTTCCCAGTTTTAAGGGGTCCTTCAGAAATAACTTATTATCCTTTACCATCGACAAATATTTCATCAACTAGTATAACATTTACAACAACTGTGCCTTCTATTCATACATTTGTCAATAAAAAATGTTATTTGTATATTCCTGTAAGATTGACTTTTACTGCACTACCTGGTTTAACTAATCAGGGTATAATAAATCCTGCTAATTCTATTTTAAATGCAGGACTAGATGCCCCCCGTTCTATGCCTCTATCTAGTGCACTAAATAATTTAATAACTAAACTTGACGGTACACAAATGAGTATCAATCTTGAGGATATTATACAACCTATGTCTAGATTCCATAATGATGTAGAATTAAAAAATGGTTGGTTTTCTTTAACTCCTGATTACCCCGATCAAAGCGCCCAATATAGTGATTTGACTGCATCAATAAGAAATCCATTATCAGGATATGCGGATTCTGTCGATGGAAATGTTGGAGGTAGATCATCATTTCCATTCACTATTGTTCAAAATACACCTACTAGTGCTATTGTAGATATGGTTATTTGTGAACCTATTTTTTTATCTCCTTGGGCTTGGGGAAAAGGAATTGGTACAACCGGTTTTATAGGTGTACAAAATCTTGAAATAACACTAAATTTTACTACAAATGCAGGTTCTAGGATGTGGTCACATGTTCAAAATGGTTATTTTGTTACAGGTGGATATATACAAGGTAATAATCCTCCCAATTTTCCAAATACTACATATCTTAATACCTGGCCAGTTATACAAAATATAGTTGCAAGTTATGGAGGTTTTGGTGTTGGAGGTGCTGGTAATCCTGCCTTTTCATATTCTCAGTCATTGCCCACACTACTTTTAGAATATCTTACTCCAACAGAGTTACAAGAAATACCTCGAAGTGTAGCATATCCTTATTTTCTTGTTGACTCATTTACTACACAGGGAAATTTAATTCCTCCAAATAGTATTGGTGCTAATGGTCAACCAGTAATAAATCAAATAAAAGTAACTACACAAAATATTGTTCTTACATCGATACCGAACAGAATTTATTTATATGTACGTAATAGTAATAATACTTTAGAAAATGGTATTAGTAGCATGAATTATGTAAATGCTGGTCTTACATATAATAATACAGGATGGAACGGATCCCAATTTACGGATTCTTATGCTGTTATTGATAATGTGTCTATAAATTTTAATAATAGAGCCGGTCTTTTGAGTACTTGTACACCGCAAGATCTTTATAAAATGGCTGTTCGTAATGGTTTAAATATGTCTTGGGAGCAATGGTCCGGAGGTCCTCTCTATTTACCAAGTGGAGGAGGGACAACTTTTCCTACTGGTCTAGCTGGTGCATTAGTTGGAGGTTATGAAAATGGATCTGTTGGTTCAATTTGTTGTTTTCAAATGGGTATTGATCTACCATGTAAACCAGCAGAAGCGCCCGGAGTTGGTGGAAATTGGAATCTTCAAACAACAGTAAATTTTCATAATAATAATTTTCAAGGTTCAGCAATTCCAAATTTAGGAATAACTAATTTTGGTCAAATGAATTGGGTTATTTACATTGTTGTTGTTTATGAAGGTGCGATGACAATCGCAGGGGGTCAATGTTTACCTCAAATATCAGTTCTAAGTCATCAAGATGTATTAAATGCAGTTTCTAGACAAAAATATTTAACTTTACTTGATGTTGAAGAAATTTACGGAGGCGGTAACTGGTTATCTGGTATTAAACGTTTTGGTCATGATCTATTAGGAAAAATTACAAGAGGTCTAGAATTAGCACATGAATACGCACCTAAAGCAGTACCATATATTAAAAGAGGTCTTGAAATAGCAAATCAAATTTCACCTTATTTTGCTAGTGGTGACGGTGTGCGTGTTGCTGGTGATATTATGGGAGGTGTTCCAGTTGGAGGCAGACGCCATCATATGGCTAAACACTCAAAAAGAAGTCTATTGAGTAGATTACGTTAATTAAATTATAAATTATAAATTAATTAATGATGTATTTCTTGGTGTACTCCTTGGTGTAAATTTTCTCCAAATTCAAAAATTTTTTCCATTTTATAAAATATATTATTAATATTTTCATTTTTTAAAGATATTATTGTTAAATCTGGTACATGACTAAATCTAA